GATTGTTACTAATGATGAACTGGTTCTTTCGACTTGTGCGAATACAGTTGCACCATCAGAAATTCTATATACTTGAACAATTAAATCCACACTAGATAACCCGTGAGCAACTGTAAACGATGACGAGTTTGAAGAAGGGAATGTTCCAGCAAAAGAATTATCTGTAACAACTTGACTTAATAAATTGTCATATGTTATCTTTTTATTAGTTGTTGCAGATGAATCGTAAATTAATAATTCATCAGCACTATCTGGTGCGGTCAATGCTGTTTGTCCAGTAATATTTAATCCAACTACTGCTGCTTGACCTTCTCCTGTTGCACCTGCAACTGCAATACCTTTTCTGTTGTTGACAGAACTCGCAGCTACTGTTGCGGTATAATCACCTACTGTTTCAGTTCCTAAAGTAACACCGTTATTTTTAATTGTTACCTCACCATTTGCGTCAACTGCAAAGTTAGTAGCACTAAATGATGCTACACCTACTGTAGTTGTAGTAGCTAAATCAACATTTTTGTTTACTTCAGTCCAATCACCTTCATCTACTGGATTGTCTTGGTCTGAAATAATTAAATCTCCAACCTCTAATGGCACTGACCAGAATGTTCCTCCTGAACCACTACCAGCTCCAGTAACTACATAAGTAAACCCTTTCTTGATACTAGTTCCAGTTGGTGGGTCATTTGCTGCGTTATATCCGCCTTGGAAAATTAAAGCTCCAGAACCTGCTATGCTTGTGTCGACATAGTTTTTACTTGCAGCATCAGTTCCAGCTGTAACTGTATCAATACCTTGTATTCTTCCTGTACCTGATAATGTAATATCACCACCACTTACAGTTAAATCTCCAGGAATTGTTACGTCTGTTGTAAACCCAACTGAAACAGTGTTAGCATTTTCTACAATTGAAATTTGATTTGCTGTTCCTTCAAATGTTACAGTGTTTCCATTTGCAACTGGAGTTGTGTTACCTTGTCCATCTGCAACAGTCCAACTATATGCTTCCGCAGCTGGAAATGTAATAGTTTCTACATCTACAGCTGTAACGTGACCAGTTGCATTTGTTGTAACACTACCAATCACATCAATAGTTCCTGCGTATCCAGGTGAAGCTGAACTTGTTGTATCACTTCTAGTTGTGCTGTCGTGGTTTAATGTTACACTACCAGTTGAACCACCACCATTTAAATACGTTCCCGCTGTAACACCAGTTATGTCTCCAGCGTTATTTGTAAATGGTAAATCAGATACATTGTGATATTCTACTGCATTAGTAGAATTATTACTTGTCATAATGTAATCATTGGTTGCTACTGCATTTCCAGAATCATCAGTTGCTTCTAATATAACATTGTCAGTTCCTGCATAGTCTACTGCAATTGTAGGACTCGGGCCACCAGAGTTAGTTATAGTAATACCAGCTCCTTCTGTTAAAGAAGTAATATCCCCTTGAGGAGCAGCTGCCATAAGATTTGCAACTGTTACTACTTTGTTTGTAGACGCAGAAGCATCATAAATTAATAACTCATCCGCATCATTAGGCGTACCACCTAAATTAGTTTGACCCACAATATTAAGTCCCACTTCAGGAATAGGGCCTGTTGAATTTGCTACTGCAATACCTTTTCTATTATTTGCTGTTGAAGCATTAACAGCAGTAACATCACCTTGAGGAACTAAAGCAACAATATCACTAATTAATGCTTTTTTACTTGAGTTGTCAGATGCGTCTACAATAGCTACAAAGTCTGACGATACTGCTGTAACTGTAGCTAATTCATTTAAATCTAATGTTAATGTAACTGTTCGAGAAGACTCAGCTGCATCAATACCTGTACTACCTGAGATAGTTACAGTTTGACCATCAGTAACACTAGTAGAATTCGAACCATCACTAATCGTCCAAGATGTATATGTTCCACCTGGAGTTGCCCAAGTACCATCACCTCTTAAAAACGTAGTACCAGAACCACCAGTTGGTACGTGACCAACATTAGTAGTACCACCGTAAGCTAAAGAGCTAATTGTTACTGAACCTGTAGATGAATTTACACTTAATGCTGTACCACTTGATGTTCCGCCATTTGCTACTGCAATAGAATCAACATCTCCTGAACCGTCTAATGTTATCCACGAACTTCCGTCTGCGTTATAATATCTTAATGTACCATCAGTAGAGTTATAGTATAATCTACCTCCTGTACCTGCTGGATTGCTTGTTAAGTTTTCTACTCTAAACTGGACTAACTGATTTACATTTAAATCTAAATTGCCCGCTATGCTAACTGCATTTAAAAAATTTATTGCCATTTTTTTCTACTTTTTTTAATTACAAGTTACTGTGCCTCCAGTTGGTGCTGTAAAAGCAATCGTAACTTGGTTATCATTAATATAATCCACTATTCCGTAAACTTCATTGCCTGAAGTATCAATACAGCTAACAGCAGGTTTCTTTCCTAAATTATGGGTTACCGACCAAGTTGCAAGCGGTGTCCCAAAAACTTCTGTATAATTTTTGTCTGTTTGACCTACTATATTATACTGCAACAAAGATATAAAATAATCTACATTGTTGTCTAAGGTACCATTACTGGTAACGTGTGTTAAACCTATATCCCAAAAATTAGGTTCTCCACCATTTTGTGCAGCACTATTCCAAGTGAAAATTCCAAACTGCGATACATTGTCGCAACGTGAAATTAATACTTGTGAGTTAATCAAAGGGTTTGTGTAAAATGTAGAAACGTCTACTAAAGCTTTAGTGTATTTACTTAACATAAAACCTGTAACAGTAGAAAAGTTTACTTGGTCTCCAACTGCACTAGTAGAAAAAGAAATACTACCACTTTTTCTAACATCACCTGTTTCCCAGTTTTGAAAAACATATCTTAAAGAGTCGGAATCTACTTTATCAAAATTGTTTAAATATATAGCTACATCACGTGCGGTAAAGTTTTTAGTAAGTTGTAAAGCACTTGCGTCAGTACCAATCCATTTATCATCATCAACAACAGGTGCTGAAATTGCATATGTGCTTATTTTTGCCATTTACTATTTTTTTAATCTTTTTCCTTTTTCGTAACTACGCCCACCGAAGTATGCTGCGGTAATTGTTATGAGCAACATTTTTAATAATTCCTTCCATTCGTCATCAACTGCAAAGTTAATAAATCCTGAGTCAATAAAAATAAGCAACACCGTAGATACAAAAAGAAAAATTAATGCAAGTGGTCGTACAGATTTTGATAACTTATTATCGGATGCCATATCTGCCTTCCATCTTTCCGAAATATTTTTTTCTATCTCAGCTTCTGCGTTTATAAATATTGTTGTCATTTCTTTTTCAAATGCAGCTTTTTCATCTTTGGTGTGAACAAACTTATCTATTACTCCCGAAAGTTTATCGCCTACTTCACCAGCACCTCCACCAAATAATTTAACTAATATATCTTTCATATCGTTTTATATTTTGTTTTTCCGTATTCATCTTTATAAGCTTTCAAACATCTGTTTCTATTTTCTTCTTTTGACACATAACTAACGTGTATCCAGTTAGGAGAAACGTCTGTGCCAAACTCCCAAATTAATTGGTCAAAATCTAAATTTTCTCGGATATACATAAACATTTCTGCATTTGTTTTATATCCATATACATCATCCAAGTCAAGTGCTTGGCCTTTACAATGCTGAGAAGAAGCCACTCCACCAATTGCTTGGTTTAAATCTGGAGACCTAAAAAATGAGCTAACTTTAATAGGCCCATTTACCCAACCACGCAAAGGTTCAAATACCATTTCAGCAGTAGTTTTCATATTCTCCAACTGCTGTGGGTTAGGTGTATTGTCAATACATTTCCTTTTAGCAGTGTTTGAGTGGATAGCTTCAGCATAAGTAATATGCTTGCTAATTTTCATATCTTTCCTTTTTTGCGTTTTATTGCTTCTTTTTTTCTTTTTATAGATGCTTCTAAAGTTCCTCTATGATAATCTTTAACTGGGTTAAAACCTTGACCAGTCATTTCAGATGGCTCCTCTAATGTTTTCTCCATCTCTTCTATTTTTTCCATCTTTCTTTTAATAGCATCTAGCTTACGCTGTGTTCTTTTATTTTTTCCTATACCTAGTATACTCATAACTCTAAATTTAAACCGATTGTTGAATTAAAAATTTCAGTGTCCCAAAACTTTGTGTATTCTCCTTCTACAAAAATACCTAATTTTTTTGTGAGGTTCCATCCAAGTATTATCCCGAATTGGTAGTCATCCCATTGTTCTAACTCAGAGTCTTGTCTCAATCCGCCTAACCCCCAATTATTTCTGTTTAAATAACTAAACGCTTCATCACCTTTAAAGTATTTGTGAAATGGTAATATATAATTAGCATAACTATGTAGCCAGAATCTATCACGGTATAAATAATAATCTGCTCCGACAATAGGTGCTACTTCTGCAAATGCATCTAACAAGTCCCATTGTTCTCTATTAAATCTGTTCATCAAGTCAGCAAAAACTGTCTCACGAAACTCTAAATCAGTATGAGCCACAATGTTACCGTCAGGGTCTATCCAGTACCAATCTGAAACCTCATTACCAAACTGGTCTGTTTGATTATAATATATATCATCATAACCATATTCAAAACCTAAAGTATACCAAGGGTTTAATGCATATCCATCTTCATCAGTTTCATTCAACCAAATCTCAACTGGATTATATCCAAACGCTTGGTCGTGTGTTCTTGCAATTAAACCTGCTGATATACTAAACTTTTTTCCTATTGGTAATCTAGCTCTTACTTCTGCACTTTGATATTTAAAACCTACATTTCCTTCCTCTCTAGATTCGAGTTTAACAATGTGATTTTTACCAGTATGCCTAAGAAAGTAACGGTGATTTGTAAACACCTCACCTCTTTCCCTTTCTTTCTCCCAGTGAAATAAATACTCCCAACCATCAAAAGCTGCTGTTGGAGAAGATAAAGCTACATTCTTTTCGGTACCATCATAATATGCTTTTTCTTTATTTTCATAATCAAATCTTGCAATTCTTCTAATACCTAATCCAAATCTGTAATCAAATTCATAATACTCAGTAGCATCTTGAACAATAGGAACATCATATAAGTTTCCGCTTGGGTTCGTTCTAACTACATAATCTATTGATTGTTTTTGATACGGGTTGTTTATATTACCTGCAACATATACAGTACCGTATTGCAAAAAATCATTGTATACTTTTTTAAACAATGATTCTTTTTTAATTCCAGCTTCTGCCTCTTGTGCTTGTACACTAAATGTAAAAGCTGCTAATAAAAATACAATTATAATGTATAGTAATGCATTGGAGGCAAACTTTTCAGTTTTCTCTTTTCTATTCATATCTAAAATTTACGTTTAATAATTTTGTTGATGTGCTCTTGTATTACATCTAGAGTGTTGTCTGGCAGTTTTAATGATATGCCACTTTCTATACGTAATACTGTTTTACCATTATGAAATAATATAACAGTAGGTAAATATTTTATATTTTCTTTTTCAAAAATTTTAGGATGTTGTGTGTAGTACAAACGGAGTTTATCAGCTCCATCCAGTCCGCTTATATCTACCTCATTGGCTTTTACAAAATCAGCCGAGAATTGGATGACTACAATGCCATCTTTATAAGATTGAGAAAAGGCTAGAGTTGGTATTAACAATAATATTGTTAGCCATAGTTTCATCTTTCTTTTGTTAATTCAAATATACGTTCTTCCAGTTTTTCAAGAGTAGCTTTCATTTCTTGTACATCCTCTTGTGTTGTCATAATGGCATCACGAATTATCTGGTCTTTATATGTGAATTCAGTTTTAGTTACTTCGGGTGCAGGAAGCTCCATAGCTTTTGCAATGTCTGCTTGTAAAACAAAGTACATACTGCATAGGGAGATAGTAAACCCGACAATCATTCCGATAGTCTTCAAATCTAATGTTACTTTAGTATCTTCTCCTATTTGCTGTGCCATTGTTTATGAAAGTGCTATACATTTATCTCTACAATCTGCCGTAGTATTTGTTTCCTTTAGCTGTAATACTTGTACTGGCAGGTACTCTCCTAGCTTAGCATTTTCAAACTCTACAGTATTATTGCCTACCGTTACTACGTCTATATCTACATAGCTTAATTCTACTGTTAAAGCCGCTGTGTCAGAACCAACCCATAAAACACAGCCTTCAGTTGCTGCGTTGTATATTTTATAATTGACTGAAGCTGATGCTCCAACAATACTTGGGGTAACAGACAATACCGTATCGCTATCTACTTTCGTAACACGATATGCTCTTACATCCGTAGAATCGTAAATAATAGCACCAACAACAACATTACCCTCAAAAGATGCTCCCGCATCTGAAAATTTATCTTGCGTAGATGCATCACCTGCACCAGCTGCTGATTGTTGAGCTACATAAGAGTTAGGGTCAGGAATAGGAACTGTTTCACTCGCTATAACTTTTATTGCGTTAGCTGTATTAAGTTGAATTTTTGAATACATATTTATTTATTTTGATATGGGAACAATCTATTAAGTGTGTCTCTTCTTTCTCCACACCCGCAAGGTGTTCCTGTTACTTTACTTACTGTGTCTACCACTTTCTTTATTCCAGTAGCTTGAGTTAATTTTTCAATAGAATCTCCAAGACCTCTACTTTGACGAGGCCCTGAGTTTCTAGTTAATTGAGTTCGTCTCATTATTTTTTACATTCACACATTTTATATGGGCAATCGTTAACGTTAAACGATAATTTAGATAATAACCAATTCCAAGAACATTGGAATCTGCACCAAAGATTCTGAATCTTTAGTCCAATTTTTACTAACCACTTTCCCATATTACTTTCTAATAAGGCTTCCTAAATGCTCGTGTACATTATTATGATACGACATACCGTGGTCACCACTATATGCGTGTCCAGTCATTTTCTTTGCCATACCTTTTGACTCATCTCTTCTATCTTTAAGAGATTGCTTGTGAGCACCTCTGTGCTTCATACCTAAAGACTCATCAAGTCTTGCGTTGTATCCTTGCTTTTTTGCCATAACTATTTCTTTTTTTTCTTGTTAATTTTTCTCATCATCTTAGCAAAGTTATATTTCTTAGAACCCTTTGGGCAAGACTTACTTCCAAATTTTTTACCAGTACAATCTCCGAGAGTACCTCTTTTCTTTGCTCTTGCAAATACTTCTTGAATAAAATTTGCCATAACTTACTAATATTTATCTGACAAAGATACTAATATTTTCCTTGTCTATTTTTAGGACTCGATTTAGTGCTACCACCTTTACCTGCCCATAATTTTTTACACGCCCAATAGCGAGCTGTTAGTTTTGATTTGGCTGTTCCGCACTTGTGTCGTGCTCGAAAGCTTTTCCTTGCAGCTGCTGAATAATTATGTCCATATCCTTTTGCTCCAAAGTGAATAAGTTTTTCTCTTCCTCCTTCACAGGCCTTAACCATTTTCTTTTTTCCTGCTCTATCTGACGCAACAACTTTGTTGCACGACATTTTGCTTTTATCTGCCACACTTTATTTATTTAAGAGTTTCTAACTTTTGCAGCTTTAGTATTAGAAACAAACTGTTTCTTACCTCCACTACGTTTCTTTTTCTTTGCTGTTGCTGCTAATTGTTTCTTGCTCAACCTTCTAGCTTTAGCTAAAGGCAAACATCTATCAGGGTTTTTTTTATTCTTACTTGTTCCGCAAGGCCCTTTGATTTTACCATCAGTCCCTATGCGTACCCATTTTTGTTTACGCCACTTAGCTAACTCACCCATTCTTTTTACTTGCGGTTACTTTACTTTCTCCTTTTGTAACAGTTACATCAGTATCAGTTACATCAACCTGCATTGGGTCATCTTCTTTGTCAGATAACTCTTTAATTAAACTTTTAATTATTTCCAACTCAGGTTTCTCTTCTTTTTCTTTAGCTCCAACAATATGTTGTAGTATTCCTATAAGAGCCATAGCTGCCGTAGAGACAAGACCGATTACAGCAGTCAAAGCACCGCCTTCTAAAAACTGAGAACTTATAACGCCTATTACTACTAATATTGTAATATAGTTAATAGCGTGTTTACCTAAGTGTTTAGATGCAATTTCTTTTGCTGTACTATTTGCGTAAATCTTATCAATCTCTATTTTAGCTAAAATCTCTTCCTTTATTTTTTCTTTCTCACTCATCTTTTCTTTTTTGCACCCTTTGCATAGTTAGGGTCTTTACAATATTTACTTGCGGCCATATTTGCATATGCTGAAGGGTACTTATCAAAAGTTCTTTTAGCCCAAGCAATTCCTGCTGGACAAATCTTGTTTCCTTTAGTTCTTCCTTTCTTAGCCATTAGTACCCGCTTGAATATCTGTTAGGATTATTTTTTTTCTTACCACCCATAAGCTTAGCAAAGGTATCAGCTTGTGCTTTACCTACTGCTGTATATGGAAATTCTTTTTTCTTTGGCTTGCCTGTATCTGGGCAACTGTAATTAACTGTTGGCATTATTTTTTGTCTTTAGGTTTATATGTTGCGGCAAATGTTTGTAGACCTGCCAATCCTAATATCTTTTTTCGATTAGGTTTATTATATACCTTGGTAGTCTTTTTATTTTTTTTAGCGGACTTTTTCCACTCCTCTAAATAATTGTAATCTGTATCTGCCATTATTTTCTTATTTTTACAAAGATACAAATTTATTAAAATGGAATTTAATTACTTAAAGTACTGGCGTGTTGTACGTTATTGGGTAAAAGCAAAGTATGGTTTGACTACTGGAGAGTTAGATATGATGTTGTTTTTATATTCTGAAGATTACTTTAGCAAAGACAAGTTTAAAGAGTTTGATGAACTATTGAGTTGGAATGTCAATAGGTTTGATAAGTTATTGAGGGACAAGTGGATAGAAGTTTTTCGTAAACGTTCTGGTAAACAAAAAGCTTTATATCAATTGTCTTATAAAGCCAAGAGGGTAATCAATAGTATATATAAGAAACTCAACGGTGAAGACATACCAATGTCAAAAGACAATCCGTTATTTTTAAGAAAGGTATCTTATACTGATAAAGTATATAGGAACTTTATAAAAGATTTAAATAAATCTAGACAACAACTACAACGTCTCTCTCAGAAATAATAGTACACTTTACATTGTCAATCAACATAGTATACCCTGACCTACTATCATAATAAATAGTATCTCCTTTAGATAGAGTTGTAACCTCTGTACCTGGTTCTATGACTACAGCTTTACGATAACGTAATGAGTCTTTGTCTTTGTCTGACAATATTAATCCTGAGTCTGTAGTTATTTCTTCTTCGATAATATCTACTGCTATATATTTATTTAGAGGTTTCATTTGCTTCATATGTTCTAGCCATTGTTATTATAGCGTTAGTACTTAGTATAGTGGTTGCAACTGATACAGAATTTTTCAATGCGTGCTTAGTAACTTTGAGTGGGTCTATTACACCGAGCTCTACTAAGTCTCCATACATTTCATTCTTTACATCGTATCCGTGTTTGGGTTCTAAGATGCCTTCATATATCTCTTCATCGTTTAGACCTGCGTTAGTTAATATTTGTTGAAGAGGTGCTTTCAGTGCTTTACCTAAAATTGCGTAAGCAATTTTTTTCGAAATTTTTTCTTCTTTGTCACTTAGGGTATCGTATACTTTAGCTATATGATACAATGCTGTTCCACCGCCTGGTAGTATTCCCTCAGCAAATGCTGAACGCACTGCACATACTGCATCATCTACTCTATCGTATAATTCTTTTTGTTCAATATCAGTTTGACCTCCTACATATATAACACCTATCCCACCAGTTAATGATGCTATTCGAGACAAGATAAAATCTTTATCTGCTTTTTTTGTCGTTAACTTATGACTTTCCCACAGTTGTTCTACTCTTTCCTCTACTACAGCATCAGTAACTTCGGGGTCTTTAATGATGACTGTAGAGTCTCTACTAACTATCACCTTAGCAGCGTGACCTAAATCACCAAAAGTAATTAAGCTCAAATCATCACCAGTCTTTTCTGAAAAGTATTTCGCATTTACAGAGACTGCAATGTCTTGCATTAGTTCCGTTTGTTTATATCCAAACTGCGGAGGATTAATATTACATACATTGAGTTTACGTTTTACAACATTAGCTGCAAGAGTATTCAATACATTCTCACTCGTTGGACATATCATCAATAGCTTTTTGTTTTCTTGTATTATAGGTTTTAATATGTTTTCAATATTAAGTATGTTGTCTACTGACGCATCACATACTAATATATAACAGTCTTCTAAAACACACTCATCTTTTTTCTGGTCGTTAATAAACAATGGAGAGTTCATTCCTTTCTCTACCTTGATACCGTTAGTAATCTCATTATAGGTGTCACTTGTTTGTGAACGCTCGACTGTTACTATACCGTTCTTACCAACCTCGTTATATGTATTAGATATTATAGAACCTATCTCTTTATCCCCATTCGCTGAAATAATAGCTACGTCTTTTAATCTTCTTTTACTAATTGGTTTTGAATATGACTTTAAACTCTTGATAACATTCTTTACCTCATAGTTAACACTACGTAGTATTTCTGTTCTATTATGATTCTCTTTGATTATATCATTACCAGCTTTTACTAATGCTTCTGTCAATACAATAGCTGTAGTAGTCCCATCACCAGCAGTAGTCGCTGTATTAGATGCAGCTTCTTTCATCATTGTAACCGCAAGGTTTTCTACTGGATGAATTAAATTTACTGACTTAGCTACAGTAACTCCGTCTTTCGTTATAGTCATACCTCGTGTGTGACTCGGGGACTCAATCAATACTGTATGTCCTCGTGGGCCGAGTGTAGATTTAACTGCGTTAGCAATTTTAGTGATTCCGTTTATTAGTGAAGTTCTGCCTGATTCTCCAAATCTCAGGTCTTTGGGCGTATAGCCTCCAGCTTGTGGGTTCATATTATATTTGATTTAATTTATAGCAAATATACAAACTTATAATTAAAAGAATCTATGTCGTACCTATGCGTTTACATATATATATATATTTATATACGTACTATTAAAAAAAAATTTAAATACAGAATCGTTTTGAAATCGACATAATCGACATAAGTATTTAAAATCAAGTACTTACAGTTTTATAATCGACATATTTCTGACATAAAATCAGCATAAGACTTTACAACTCGACATAAAAAAAGAGGATAACCGATTGTTACCCCCTTTCTCTCAACAAACAAACAAACAAACTATATTGTTACATTTCGTATATATCTCTATCTCCGTCCATTCTCATTTTCGCTCTTTCAATTCCGTCTGCTATGCAATCTATTTTGTATTGCTTCTTCATTTGCTGTCTATACATTGCAGCTTGTTCAATACCCATCATAGACGCAGGACGCATATTGATTAATCTACCGTTTCTGATTTCTAATCCATCAACGTAGTTACTAGCTGAAGGCTGCTTTAGTACAACCTTAGGACTCGGGTTAGGTTTTTGATAAGACATAACTATTATTTTTTTTGTAAAGATACAAAATTTATATGAGATAATTAGAGGTGAGAGGTTCCATACCGATATACGCTGTGTGCCGCTGACAGAAAACGAATTTTTTTTTGCAAGGTGGGGTCTGCTTTTTTTTCGTTTTGGCTAGATTTTTTTAGCTTTTTTAAAATAGCTGCTACAGATAAGAATGATTTTTTTATTCTCTCATTTGCCCTCATTATTCTACGATTTTTTTACCAGTAAAAACAAATCATAGGGGGAAATACTTTTTAATTTTAATATCGGGGTAAATAATAAAACTTTAATGCTCTTATACAGAGATTAAAGGCCGCCTATAACCCGCCTAAAAACACCCCAAACAAAACTAATTGAACACGCTCCAGTTAAATTTTTGTAACACTCTGAACAACAGATATAAAATTAATTAGTCGTATGCGACCAATTCAAGCCGCAAAAATACTGTTAAAAATACTTGCATATATGATAGAATTAGTTTATTATTACACTATGAATGCACGACTAATAGACAACAAGCCGACAAACTGGACTAATTTCAGGTTAAATCTTGACAATATTAGGAGTAAATTCGAGGGTAATATTGCCCGCATAATCTCATAAAAAAACAAAACAAATGAGAAATTTATTAGAAATGGAAAGAGAAATGCTAGAAAATTCTAGAACTTTTCAAAACACGTACGCTCAAATCAGTGTATTAGATGAGCGAATCAACACAAGCACTTTAACTAAATTAACTGCTAAAATTGAGCAGGGGAAACTAGCTTTAGAATGCAAAAAATGGCTAAAGAAACCAGCTACACAAAGATTATTCGAACAGAATGATTTGCAAATCTGGTCAATTGATGAAATGTCGATGAAGTTTTTTAACGTAAAACAAAGCCAAATGAACAGAATGTGCAAAGCTTACAAAAGCACTACAGTTAACCCGAACTATGTGAGCGATTTTCTACAGAAGTGTAACGAAGAAGAAGAAAGCGGAAAAAATGTTGTTCGTTCTATCGACAATTTTAACAAATATGTGAAGAATTTAGTAACAAACGAAGAAGAAAGCGTATCTGCTACAGTCCCGACTATCTTCACACTAGCTTTTAAAGTGAAAGAAGTAGACCAAAATGCAGAGCGAAATATTGCCGTTAGAATTAACGAAAATATGGAACTTACTAGCAAAAATGAGCAAGATGAAATCGTAAAAGCAATGCAATTTCTAGCGAGCAAATTAGCGGGGGTTAGCGTTCTAACTGGTATTGATACTGGAAACCCTATTGCTAGCGAGGAATTTATTGACATTGACACTGGAATATCAGTCGGAATAGTAGAATAAATTTATTAATTAAACACACACAAACAATGAAAAATTTAATCGGAAAAAAGTACGACAAATTAAGCTTAACAGCTGCAAATAGCAGCGGTCGTACAGTCTCTAGAACAGTTGTTCAGGGATATCAACAAAGCCCAAACCCTGAAAACTATGCGAGCACGCCTTTTGAAGTTGATTTGAGAGGCCTGAACGCTAGACAAAGAGCGGGTAACATATCGAGAGTTTGCGAGAGCGGTCAATACGTTTACAAAGCAAAATTTACTATCGGTATGGAAGTCGAGAAATCGAGAATATCAAGAGAGGTTTTGAGAGGCAGCGAACTGCAAAATTTTTGCCAGTTAATGAAAGGAATCGAAAGAGATGGCAGCTGCGGTCTTGAGGCCATTACAAATATTCTTCCTCTTGTGCCTTCATCTGTATGGAGAAACAAAATGTTTAACCTGATGTATCAGGCCGACACTCTAATTGATGAAGCTTACAGCCAAAGCGATGAGATGAATCAAACTGGGTCTTATAGATGTGGGGGACATATTACAGTATCGAGCACAGAGCACACCGCAAGCGAGTTAAATGCACTTATGAGGCCTTATTACGCAATACTTTACGCACTTAATCGTAAAAGATTAGCTAACCAGTATTGCTGCAATAACATAACCGCTAGAACGAATGCAGAAAGCTATTCGACTAGAATTAATCAAGAGCGTACGAAGTACCAACCTATATTCGAGAAATCAGGTAACAAATTACTTGAATTCAGATTATGGAGCCGCTTTACCAGTGTAAAGCAAATGATTAACAGATATAAGTTAATGCAGCTGCTAGTAGATTTTGCGGTCAATGATAGAGGGACTTATGCGAAGTTTATTAAGAAAGCAAAGCCGATTTTATTGTCGATGTATAACGACAATGAAACCAAAGTAAACGAGTTAATCGAGTTGTCAAAAGCGTTTAGAAGAATGCTAAAAAGCAACAAGATTAATGAAAAAGTAATGGAGTTTATTTGGATTTATAATCGTTTCGATGCCAACACTGTTAGGCCAATTACAACGCCTAAAGCGTTCAGATTATGGAACGCAAGAGTAATCGAATTTGCCCGCAGAAGATGATTCGCACAGCTGAGCACCTGTTTAAACTGCTCCTGTTTAGCAATGTGTATTGCTACTGATGAAGCCAAAAGGCAGAAACAGAATTAATAATTTAAATTAAATAAAATGAACACACACACTAGATTAATGCACTCACGCATAAAGCTTACAAAAGCACAAAGAAACAATCTAAAAATTGTTTTGAAATCTTTCTTCTTTCAGCAAATTACACCGCACAAAGAAGAACATTTCAGATGTAAATTTGTTAAAACTTTGTCAGACAGTCAAAGAAGTGGGTACACGTATTACGCAAACTGGGAAGCAAAGGGGTTATCATTTCCGATAGGAACTGGAGTTTGGAACAGCCAAACAGTCAGATTAAATGCCACGCAATTTAAACCACTTAAACAATTATTTTTGCACTCTCAACACCCAAAGTTGAGACAAAGCTCAACCACTTATATGGAGTTAGACTGGAGCAAAGTACATATGGTAGAAAATGTATTGCCGCTAATTTTTGACGCACAATCTGAAGCAAACAACCTAATGGAAAAGAGACACGTTTCAGACACGAGAAACCACGATTTTATAATTCGTATGATAAAGAAGTACAGATTAAGAAGTACAGATTTATCGGGAAGTAGATATGCAAATGGTAAAAAGTTAAGAGAATACCATTATGAAAATGGACACGTAGTGTTCAACAGAAATGAAATGGATATGCTTTACAATTGTAGCGACAGAGTTGTAATCGAAGTGGATAGTGTAACACTACCCGAAGAATGCACCTATGTAGGCAGATATGATATCAGCTAATTAGTCGTACACGACCAAAAGAGAGGCCGCTTTATGCGGTCTTTTTTTTTGCCCGAACCCCGCTCACCCCGCAGCCGCTCACCCCGCAAATGAAGAATGCGAAATAAAAATTCGTATAAAATAAATTTGGTAATGTCTAAATGTTTTCGTATCTTTGTCTAAATTAATCAGAGGTCAGCGTACAGATATTAGAAGTACAAACCTCACAAACAAATAAACTATGTGTATAATTATTGTAAAGTCGAAAGACAAACAAGTATCGCCAGAGATACTTAAAAATTCTTCACGCATTAATCCTCACGGACTTGGCGTAATTTTTCTGGATACCAATGAAGTTAAATACTACCAATCAAAAGACTGGAAAGTACTTGACACCAACAGACCCTACATTGCTCATTTCAGATTAGCAACAAGAGGTAAAGTAAACAAAGCAAACACGCACCCTTTTGTATGTGGTAACAACACTAATGAGTTACTAATGCACAATGGGACTATTGCGGGATATGGCTCTCACGATATGTGCGACAGCAAGCAACTAGCTATCGAACTAGGGACTATTGCTAGGCCGCAATGAAGAGCAGTACTAGGTCAGCACGATTCTAGATTTATTACTTACAACAAACGCAACAGACAATACGAAATCTACAACAAAGAAAAGTGGACTAAACACAATGGCGTATGGTTTTCCAAACCCAATGTGTTGCAGCACAATGTTGTAGCAGTGTATGGCACGCTTAAAAAAGGCGGCAGCAATCATCACTTATTGTATGGACAGCGATTCGTTGGCAAAGGGTCAACAAGAGACAAGTACCCGCTAGTGATTAGCGGGCTACCTTACTTGTTGGACAAGAGCGGTTATGGACACCACGTAGAAGTAGAAGTCTACAAAGTAAATAACGACACCTTTGCTGCACTTGATTCACTAGAGGGACACCCGCAGTTTTATCAACGCAAGCGAATACCTATCAAGCTAGGCAGCGGCACGATTTTGACAGCTTGGATATACTTTATTAACAAAGACACAAGTTATAGAAGTATGGGAAGTATGAAGTATCACAAAAGCTTTCCAATCAGAAAGCCAATTATAAGACAAAGGTTTACAATGCCAAAATATTCTAAACCGAATTATCAGAGGTACACGTACGAGCCGAACACTCGATACCATCAGCAGCAATCATTGTTCTCATCACTATCGTTAATACACGATAAGGAAGATGACAACACAAAGTATTGTAATGTATGCTTGGAAGAAGTTACGTTCGACCCAACTGAAATCAGCAACAAGAATTATCATTGCAGTGTGTGTAATGAAATGTATTCAGAGCAAGAGGTTACTAGCTAACCTCTGCTTTGTTTACATTGAAGTTTAATTTTAAAACCAAACAATTATGAAACCAAAACTTAAAAATTTATTTGAATGGCTAGAGGAAGATATAAAATTCGGCCACGATTCAGAGGATAACAAAGAGGCAACTCTTGATACTGTTCAACAAATAAAACAGCAAGTCGAAGAACTTGAAAACAACCAAATGGACTACACGCAAGCAGCGATAGACTTTATATTCTTACTGATGTTAGGGTTTATCTTCTACGTTGTGATGTGGATATTTTATTAATCAATTAAATTAAAATTATGCCTATTAACAAATATGGAACTTGCGTTGTGGAAGGCGACAAATATTGTTTAGAAATAGAATATAAATATTACTACGATGATATGTCGCACGACAGATTACAACCACCCGAAGAAGAACTCACAATAAAAAAAGTCGAACTAAACAATATAGATATAACTAATTTTTATTGGGACTATCTAGATAATCACGAGGCAGTTTTTTATAGTAAAGCAATGGAGCACGCACGAGAAAATTAGTCGTCTGCGACCAATAAAAAAAGGTACAATGATATTTGGCTATGTCTAAATATTGTTGTACCTTTGTCTATTATTAACCAATCAAACTAAACTTATGTATATTACAGTCAATCAAGTAGAACTCTGCTGTTCGCTCGCAAGCAGAAAAATGAAAAACGAAATGAAAGAGGGCGGCTATACCGATGAAGAAATTTATAGAGATAGATTAACTCACACCGAATACACAGAACTCGCACAAGATGTGTTCGACAAGTATTACGATTACTATTGGGATATGGTCAGTAGAAGTAATATTACTCGCTCAACAATCAGCGTAGGATAATGCATCACGTAGCCAAAGAACTTATGGTTCGGAGGGAGCACGCAAAAATTTTTGCGAAGAACCATATTCAATTCAATCATTACTTTAGATACAGTGGTAAAGAAGAAAAAGTAAATCTCAAGGTAGCTTACCTCATTGAGAAAGAGCGGAGGCACAGAGCCAAATTTGCTCGTGGAATTAGAAACGATATGTCAAAATATAAACTAACCAAAAATGAAAGACAATAAAAAGTACGAGGCCAATATGAAATTTTTAGCAATCTCATATGCGGGCGTAATAATAACATTAATAATAATAATGATATGCAATTAACAACGGAGGCAGCTGCAAAAATTTGTGCACGCAACGTCAAGCTCACCAAAAAAATTAAACGTCTAGAAAAAAAATTAGCGTCCGTGGAGGAGAGACGAAAAAAATTTAATATCACCACCATCAGCAAAATCAAAGTCGATGGCCATTGGTATTTCAAAGGCACGGAAATTTTAAGTTGTCAATAATTTAAACTATATTTACACAATAATTAAAATTTATTTATATGAAATTCAAGAAACCAAGGAGACTGCTTAACGCAGAAATTTTATTGGAAAAGACACAGAAGTCGCCAAGAAAAAAAATAATACAAACTCTACAACAATCATTAGACAAAGGCAAGATGAGTCTAACTACATTTAGAAAGACTGGTCAGCTGATGACAATGAAAACTTATGAGAATATGTACAGAGACCACGATTTAAGTGTGGTTGATTTAGGTTTTAAAATATTACCTAACTCTACCGAAGTTATCAGATATGCAGGGGGAGTAATCATTCAATTGTTACCCGAGAAACATTATGCTCTTAACGTTCAGAGAGAATTAGAAGTTAGCTTAGACCTTAAGCACTTAGAAAAAAAAGTGTGGGAACTGATGGCTAAAGATATGTTGTTAAACTTTTAAAAAAATTCAGATGGTAATACACAATCAAATATTTGACACCTTTAGGGCAGAGCAAAAAGAAATCGACAAAGCAATAAAGCTGCTAGAAAGAAATGGGTTTATTGTATACAACAAAGAAAAGAAATACATAGAACAATAATGGAGCATAGTAAATACTATTGGGACACCGACAGAAATCGAGACACAACCCAGTCAACAAGCGACAAAAGAGTACCTGAATATTATGTAGGCAACACTCATCGTGTAGGTAAATACCAAGCACGATATGTTGTTGATGATTTTAATTGTTCTTATCACGTAGGGAATGCTGTAACTTACTGCTTACGCTCCAAGCGAAAGCACAACGATGGCGGTATAGAATGTCTTACCAAAGCAATCGCCCATCTACAATTCGAAATTGAGAAATTAAAAAGTCAGAAATAATTTGCACAATCTATAAACATTATTTATATTTACTGAAGTTTTCATAATGTAACTTTAGGAGAGAGGCACGTGCACAACGCACTCTAATAATATCCAAATATTAAATGTTTTTGTGTCTCTCTCTTTTTACAAACAACAAACAAACAAATGCAAAATACTTATTACAAGGCCAAGTCAAAGCCAATCAAAACTATAGACAACTTAATGGATAACTTGTTAGCTGCTGCTCAGCAACTAAAACAAATTCAGAAAGAAAGAGAACAGTGGAATAAAATTTTTAATAAAAACAAAATTAATGAAAGAACCAATTTTTAATCAAATAGCAGAGAACGTATGTTCCATCTACGATATTAGCAAAGAAAAGCTTTTCACCAAGACAAAAGAAAGAAAGGTTGTAGATGCTCGACACTTATTATATTATGGGTGTTATGACAGACAAATCAGACTTACTTACATTCAGGAATATCTTACCAAAAACGGATACAAGATAAGCCACTCATCAATACTACACGGAATAGATGTAGTATCCAAAAAAATGGAGCAAGATGTGGACTATCAAGTTATAAGAGAAAAAATTCAGGAATGCGTTACACTCTCATAGAAGTATTTGAACAAGCAAAGGCAGACGAGTTTTCAGCCACGTTAGATGGAGAAGAATTTGAAGCACGTATCTTGTCTGGGATTAGAATAGAACAGAACAAAATCACTAAAGATACTATCATTCACAACACAACCATAGGCGGAGATTTCTACCAAGAAATTAAAAAGGAAGAGTACGAAATTTTTTATCAAAAAGGTTGGAGATATGCAGTTTTTGTCGTATGTTTGTCTAACTATCGTAGAAAACTTTTAATGATTGAAAACAAAATCAAGAGAGAAGTTAACACACGAAAGAATGCAAAACACATTATGAATCTTAAGAATGCTCGTGAGCGAATTATGAATTCATACACAAAAGTAAATAAGAAGTTAAACCAAATAAAACAAACAAATGAGTAAATTAAAAACAGTAAACATTCAGGGCAAGGACTATGTAATGGTTCACGACCGATTAAAACATTTTAGAGAAACCTACCAACATAAGTACGGTTTAGTAACTGAGGTGTTAGAAAAAACAAGTACAACTATTTTAGTTAAAGCTAAGATTGTAGATAAAGAATCTGGTTTTACAGTAGCAACTGGTCTGGCTTTTGAAGAGGCAGCATCTAACTTTATTAATAAAGGAAGTTACGTAGAGAATGCAGAGACTAGTGCGTGGGGTAGGGCGTTGGGTTGCTTTGGTATAGGTATAGATAGTGGTGTTGCAAGCTATGAAGAAACTGCTAACTATAAACTAAACGACAAAGTAGTCAAAGTACAAGATGTAGATGTTGAAGCGTTTCTTAAATGGGTAGCAACGCTGCCGAAGAAAGATAAGAATATGGAATACATTATAAAGTTCTTAAAAGATAACAACTACAACATTACAGAAGAAGTCAAACAAACAGTAACAAACGCAATATCAAATGGAAAAAGTACTCAAAAAACTAAGAAACGATAAAGACTATTACGGGGACTACGGTCGCAGCTATTTATCTAATTCCGATATAAGCAGCTTATTAAACAACCCAATAGACTTTAAAAAAGTAAAACCCGATAACAAAAACTTTTTGTTTGGTAGATACTTTCATCAACTTATTCTAGAACCAGACAAAGCATTTGACTGGGAGTTTGTAGATGCAAGTAGCAGAACTACAAAACTATATAAAGAAACGATAGCGATGCGAGAAGTAGATGTTATGCTTTTGGAAAAAGAAAAAGAATTAGCACAACAGCTAAAAGAAACTATGCTGAGGAATTTTGACTTTGCTATGCCAATTTATAAAACTGGAAATAAATTTGAAGAGCCAGCTGTAAAAAAAATCAAGGGCGTAATGTGGAAAGGTAAAGCAGATATCGTTACAGACAATTGTGTTATTGATATAAAAAGTACAGCTGACATTTCTCGTTTCAAATTTTCAGCACGTACATATAATTATGATAGTCAAGCTTATCTATATCAAGAATTGTTTGGCAAACCTTTAGAGTTCTATGTTATTTGTAAAGAATCAAAAGTGTTAGGCAAGTTTAGACCAACACCAGAATTTTTAGAACGAGGAGAATACAAAGTAGAAAGAGCAGTGGAAATGTACAATAAATATTTTGCTGATGGTAGTCTAGAAAATATTGAGCAGTTTTATATTAATGAAGATTTATAATGAAGAAAAGAAAATTAAACTCTAAGAACCCAAAGTATCACAAAGAGGATAAAAAACAAATAAAAAAAACAACTAAAAAATTAATCTGTGAAACAAAAAATTGTAAAGTTTATGCGGTATTTGAGGAGTAAACTTCCTCGAAGAACGCCACCAAAAACTATTATGTGGATACGAGTTCCAATGTCCGTTAATAGTAAAGTCGAGAAAGAAGATTTAATCTTCGAGACTATGAATCATTTGGAACGAACTATAAAAATTAATAAAAATGTCAGAATTCAAACACAATCCCAACAAAGGGAATTTATTTAGAAACAAGTTCAAGAAAGAAGGTAGTAAAGAACCAGACTATAAAGGTACATTAGCTATGCCAGATGGCAAGCAAATGGAATTAGCAGGTTGGATTAATACTAGGACTAATGAGCAAGGACAAGAAGAACAATACTTCGGTTTGTCGTTAAGCGAGCCCTATGAAAAGCCAGCAGAAAAGGTTGAAGAAAAGGTTGAAGAGCCAGTGCCAGTTGCGGAGCCAGTGAAAGATACTTCACTACCTTTCTAATCTAGTAATGAATGTAAAAAGAGAGTCTCTTACGGCTCTTTTTTTATGTTTTTTTTTGTGTCGATATGTTAATTTTTATGAATTTATATTTAACTTCTAAATTTTTATTATATATTTATTATTCTTTTTTTTACTTACGTGTAAAAATATGACATAATCGACATACCAACTGATTATCAACAACTTATGAAATTAAAAACGACATAAAAACGACATATAAACGACATACTATGACACACGCTATAACGATATTCCAAAACATTAAAGAAACTACAACCCCTTTTCACCGTGATGCTTTCACTATATTGGAAAGAATTAAGAACGGCTCCTCCAAAGATTTAGTCAAGAGAATAAGGCAAGAAAAAGACAAGGCCAAAAGAAATGAAATTAAAAAACTTTTACCAGCCGTCTGTTTTTCTGGAACTTTTACAAAGAGACAAGACAACAGTCTTATTGAGCATAGCGGATTAATTTGTTTAGATTTCGATGGCTATGGAAAAGTCAAAGATATGTTGAAGGACAAAGAAATGTTAACTAAAAACAAATATGTATTCTCGGTTTTTGTTTCGCCTTCGGGTAATGGTCTTAAGGTTCTGGTCAAGATACCTAGAGACAAAGAAAACCATACAAGATATTTTCAATCGTTAGATAAATATTTTAATTCAAACTACTTTGACAAGACTACAAAAAACATATCAAGAGTTTGTTATGAAAGTTATGACCCTCTAATTCATATTAATAATGATAGTGAAGAATGGACAACAATTGAGGAGATAGAATACAGAGAAGTAAAAAAACATATAGACCCAGTAACAATTCCTATTACAGATGAAAACAAAATTGTAGAGATACTGGTTAAATGGTGGGAGAAAAAATTTCCAATGAACGAAGGTCAAAGAAACCAGAACGCTTACGTATTAGCAGCTGCATTCAATGACTATGGTATAAGTGAAAGCTTAGCATCTTACGTGCTAGGTCAGTATGCCAATAAAGATTTTAATTTAGAAGAAATAAAGAGAACAATAAAGTCTGCGTACAGTAACACTCATAACTTTGGAACTAAATATTATGAAGATGAAGATAGAATCAGCGACATAAAAATTAAATTAAAACAAGGAGTCCCAAAAAATGAAATCAGGTGTCAACTAGAAGATGCTTCATTTGATACCGAAGTAATTAATTCAGTGCTTGAAAGAGCAGATGAAGAAAACAAGCATCAAATATTTTGGACTAAATCAAACAAAGGGGTAATTAAGATTGTTCACATTTTATTTAAACAATTTTTGGAAGACCACGGGTTTTACAAATTTTGTCCCGAAGGAAGTAGAAACTACGTCTTTGTAAAAGTGTCAAACAACTTAATAGACCACACCTCAGAAAAAGAAATTAAGGACTTTGTATTAGATACTCTATTGAAGTTAGAAGATATGAGTATCTACAATTACTTTGCTGACCATACTAGATTTTTTAAAGAAGAATTTCTATCACTACTGTCTACAATAGAAGTTTATTTTATTGAAGACACTAAAGATGAAGCTTACTTGTATTACCGAAACTGTGCAGTAAAGATTACTAAAGATGAAGTTGTTCCAATTGATTACTTAGACTTGGGTGGTTACGTTTGGAGAGAACAAGTTATAAATAGAATCTTTACAATATGCAAGGTAAAGGACTGCGACTACAAACAATTTGTTGCAAACATATGCGGACAGAACTCATCACGTATTTCTACAATGGAAAGTACCATTGGTTATTTGATGCACGGTTATAAAAATTTATCATTCTCTCCAGCTGTTATTTTAAATGATGAAGTTATATCAGACAATCCAGAAGGTGGAACTGGTAAAGGTTTGTTTATGAATGCTCTTGCACATATGAAGAAGTTGGTGTTTATTGATGGAAAGTCTTTTAACTTTGAAAGGTCTTTCGCTTACCAGTTAGTATCAGCGGACACTCAAATCTTATGTTTTGATGATGTAAAAAAATATTTTGATTTTGAGAGATTGTTTTCGGTGGTAACAGAAGGACTAACATTAGAAAAGAAAAACAAAGATGCCATTAAAATACCTTTTAGTAAATCTCCAAAGATAGCCATAACAACAAACTATGCAATCAAAGGTTCTGGAAACTCTTTTGCTAGGCGTAAATGGGAAATAGAACTGCACCAACATTACAATAAAGCTTACTCTCCTTTAGATGAATTTAATAAACTTATGTTTGGAGACTGGGATGATTCTGAGTGGTGTATTTTTGATAACTATATGGTAGATTGTTTACAGCTGCACTTGAACGAAGGTTTAATTAAATCTTCCTTTGTAAACTTAGAAGTTAGACAGCTGTCAGCTGAAACCTCACACGAATTTATTGAGTGGTGTGGATTACTGCACGGTCAATCTATTAACAGCAAGCTGCAAACAAATACAAGAATTTACAAACAAGAACTGTACTACGATTTTATTGAGGAAAACCCTGATTACGCACCTAAGTCAAAGATGACAATATCTAGAACTAGATTTAACAAATGGCTTACAGCTTATGGATTATTTAGCGGAGGCGTAATGCCAGATGAAGGAAGGGATATGCACGGGCGATGGATTATATTTAAAACAAAACAAAAACCTAAAGACCCAACCTTACCTTTTTAATGGAGAAATCAGACAAAGAAGTATTAGACATAGCTATGCGAAACTCGTATAAAGTTTTATTTGAAGATGGAAACGAAGAAGAGATAATGGAGTCAGACAAATATTACTTTGCTCACAATCCTTTTGCACCTTACACAAAAGACTTTATGTATAATATGCTTCAGTTTTTTATTGAAGAAGAAGAGTATGAAAAATGTATTAACATCAGCAAACGAATAAATAAATGGAACTCAGACCCTACCAGAAAGAAATTGTAACACAAGGGTTACAAGTGTTACATTCACATAGATTTTTATATTTAGCTATGGAGGTGAGGACGGGAAAAACTCTTACGTCTTTGAAGCTAGCAGAATATTTTTATGATAACGGTGATGTTTTATTTATTACCAAGAAGAAAGCTATATCAAGTATACGGTCTGATTATGATTTACTTAATCCTGATTACAACTTATATGTAATTAATTATGAAAGTATACACAAGATACCAGAAGAGAATTGGTCAGTTGTTATTTGTGATGAAGCTCATACAATGGGAGCTTATCCAAAACCAAGCAAGCGGGCCAAGCAGGTCAAGGCCCTGCTAACCAAACATAATCCGTATGTTATTTTACTATCAGGAACTCCTACTCCTGAAAGCTACAGTCAAATGTACCATCAAGTTTATGGGATACCAACCAATCCTTTTTCTCAGTATAAAAATTTCTATAGGTTTTGTGATGATTATGTAAATGTTCAAATGCGTCCTATAGGTATAATGCATATAAAAGATTACAGTGGAGGGACGCAGAAAATTTTAGAATCAATGAGGCCATACACCATTTCATATACACAGAAAGAGGCTGGCTTCAAAGTCGAAACAACAGAAAATATACTGACGGTTGAAATGAAAGAGAAGACGTACTACTTAATAAAAAAACTGAAAAAAGACAAAGTGTTAATGGGAAATGAAGAGGTAGTGTTAGGCGACACAGCCGTGAAGTTGATGAGCAAGATTCATCAAATGTTTTCAGGCACAGTAAAGTTTGAGTCGGGTGCTTCACACGTATTAGATAATTCCAAAGCAGAGTTTATAAAACGTAAGTTTAAAAATAAAAAGATAGGTATATTCTACAAGTTTGTAGCGGAGCTTGATGCTTTAAAAAGTGTATTTGGAAAAGAGTCGTTGACGACCAATTTGGAAGAGTTCAACACAACAGATAAATCTATTGCCCTGCAAATTGTGAGTGGAAGAGAAGGAATATCTTTAAGGAAAGCGTCTGCCTTAGTTTATTATAATATAGATTTTTCAGCTACAAGTTATTGGCAGTCAAGGGATAGAATGACAACAAAGAATAGATTAAAGAATAATGTGTACTGGATTTTTGCTAGGGACGGAATAGAAAAACAAATATACAAAGCTGTTACAAAGAAAAAAGATTATACTCTAAATCACTTTAAAAGAGATTTCTTAGCTTTGTAATATGACAGAGCAGCAGATTCAAAAGAAAAGGATTGATGAGCTTGAAGCAGAAGGTTACTACGTAATTAAATTAATGAAGACAAATAAGAATGGTATTCCCGATATCATTGCATTGCCTCGAGATTGCGAAGTTTTATTCAGCGAAGTTAAAAAACCAAAGGGTAGACTTTCTATACTACAAGAGTATAGATTAAAAGAATTAGAAGAGTATGGCTTTAAAACAGAAATATATAGAGGCTAGGCCAGAGTACGATATGGACGAAGGTTTCTTAGAGCAACTAAGAGGTTTTCCCATAGAGTACAGTGTTCCAGTAGCTGTTCTAATGGATTGTAATGCAGATTATTTACCTCAACTAGACGGGTGGACGCAAGCAGTAGGAGGAGTAATTACAAAACCACATAGCTTTTTCTTTGAAATAGAATACTTTCATCAGAGTGATGAAGTGCCAGTATTTTTAAGCATAGTAGAAACCGATGCTGACACATACTTAGACCACATTAACAACAACACAACATTAAAACTAAACGATGACATACTTAGCAGAATACGATACACGTAAGTTTAAGAAAGTAAAAAACGCAGTAGACTCTGTGTTTGGTATAGATATACTTTCACCTTCACGACAAAGAAACTATGTAAATGCAAGAATGATTTACTCTAAAATATTAAGAGATAAAAGAAATACATTCAAGTCCATAGCATTCTCATTACAAAAAAATCACGCCTCTGTTTTACATTATGTAAAAAGTATTGATTGGTTGTTGTCCTACGACAACGAACTGCTAATTAAATACAAGCAGTGCCTGGAACTAATTGGTGAAGACGCTGATGAGTATTCAGAGCTAACCAGAGCTGAATTAATTTTTCTTGTCAAAAAACTCAAAAAACAAAATAATTTATTATCTTTATCCAAATGTCTAAAACAAGACTAAAGTTAGTCAAAATGTAAAAGATTATAGGATAAATGGTTAGCCAAGGAGTAGAGAAAGATAAGTTGAAGTTCATCAATTTTACGATGAAAGAGATACACGACTCCCTAGACAATCTTTACGAAAACTTTGTTGATGGACATTACACCGAAGTAAAAAAAGATTCTGCTCTTATTATTAAGATTCTTTCCTCCTTACAAGATTCGGTGGAAGACGAAATATAATATGGCAAAAGAATACGGTAAACGACTCAGGCTTTCAACAGAAGAAGTAGATTTAATTCTACAGAGAAGAGCAACCGTTGTAGATAATATAAATAACAATTCCGCACTTGACATACACTTAAAAGAAAGAGGCATCAACAAAAAAGATGTAGTCAGTGTAAAACATTGGCAAAGCGGAAGTGGAGATTATAGATTCTCCGTAGTTACTAAAGAAAACATAGGGCTAGAAGAAAATCAAATATGGGATAAAGTAAACAGCTTTATCGAAACTTATTCCCCTAGCTATGAACCCATCGAAATTCCATCAGGAGACCATCTGTTGATAGTTAATCCAGCAGACATACATATTGGAAAGTATGCCAGTGAGCTAGAAACTGGAGAAAAATATGATTGTGAAACAGCAGTAAGTAGAGTAATAGAAGGAGTAATAGGTCTAATAAACAAGTCAACTGGTTTTGACATTGACCGAGTTTTGTTTTGTATAGGCAATGATATCCTTCATATTGATAACGTATACAGTACAACTACAAAAGGAACTTATCAAGACACAGATGGTAAATGGTGGGAACATTACGAAATAGCTTTAATGTTATATGTGAAATGTATAGAGTTGCTCAGACAGGTAGCACCTGTAGATGTCCTGCATAGTATGAGTAATCACGATTACCAATCGGGTTTTCATCTAGCACACACCTTGAAGAGTTGGTTTAGAAAAGCTAAAGATGTGAAATTTGATATAGGGGTAGCCCACAGAAAGTATTATAAGTATGGCACTAACCTCATAGGTTTAGAGCACGGTGATGGTGCAAAAATGGACGCACTGCCTTTGCTTATGGCACAAGAGAACCCTAAAGATTGGTCGTCTACGACTCATAGGTATTGGTACCTACACCACATTCATCATAAAGTAAAACACAAATGGTTAGACGGAAAAGACTTTATAGGTGTTAGCGTAGAATATATGCGGTCTCCAAGTGGTACGGACAGCTGGCACAGTCGTAAAGGTTTTACTGGAACTCCTAAAGCTTGTGAGGGTTTTATACACCACAATGAAAGTGGTCAGGTAGCTAGACTAACACATTACTTTTAAGACCTTTTGAAATCGCCACGCTTGGGTCTTTTGTTTTTGAAGCCATCTGTAGCATAATACAACTTCACTTGTTTTTCTGTAAAGATTCTTCCACTTGGACTTTTATATTTGTTCTTTCCTATCTTAGTGAATGGCATAGTTATAATTGTCTAGTTCTTTTTTTCTTATAAGTTTTTTTCTTTCTCTTCTTTGTTTTATCAGGCGGCAAGAAACGTTTTGGTATTTGACTTTTAGGCACACGCATCATTCGTAGGAAATCATAGACCCAATGGTTCTCTCCCTCTACTGCTTGCTGTAATGGATATTCAAAAATATCTAACTGAACCCCTAATCTAAACTGAGCAAACTCATATATTGCTTTGAGCATTTGTTCTAATGCATTTCTGTCTTCATCATTTCTAATCCATTTACCAAGCTCTTCTGCGTACTCAACTGAAGGGAACGTGGTTGAGTCTTTTCCTTTTTTGTAAGGCGTTCCTTCTATTTCGTTTTTCAAAGCTGATATTGTTTCATTCATTATTGGTATAGCGTCTATCATAGATTGTATACCGTGCCAATCAAGAACTTCTTTCCAAAACTTTTCTCTGTCTTCATCTTTACCAAGTAGTAACAACCAGATAGAGCTAACTGCTTTAAAGAACATAACTCCGATAAAGCCTACCCACAAAAACGTATTTACATCTTTCATTTCTGGAGTTTTGTTTCTAAAGAAATCTTTCATTACATTCATAAAAGTCAAGTAAGAATTACTTAGTATTTGCAGTGGTGTTGTTGTAAAAGCAGTAAACACTTGTGATAGACCACTTTTCTGTGTTTGTAAACCTGGTTTGTCTACACCTCTTCTTGATTGGTTTGTTAAGTTGTAATCGTTAAATACTCTTAAAGCTTCCTCGTGAGTAAAGCCGTTAGCTATCATATTTTTGTATACTATAATATAACCCATAGCACCAGCCAAGTCTCCTTCTGAAGTAAAGAAGCCAAAAGTCTTTTTAACTATTTCAAAACTTTGACTTAGTTTTTTTCTTCTAATACCTTCTGGTGAACTGTCGAACAAATCAGCTCTTTCCCTACCTGTGTAAAGCATATATATGTTTCCATCTGTTGCTTCAAAATTTCTTTTTCTAAACGTAGCAGATATTTTTTTAGCTAGCTCTTTGTTTTTTTGATAGTTGCCTGGAGAAAACTCTTTAACTACTTGAGTCATAAAAGCAGCTATGTTAGGAGCCTCATTAAGACCCGTTGCTGCGATATCATATAGTAATGTAACAACATCAGTAGTTACGTTTTTAACACCTGTACCTGTAAAGATTGGGTCTCCTGCTTTTCTGGTTTTTTTAAATATTTGAAATTTAGGATTGTTATATAAAGGGTAAGCTAATACAACCGAAGAAGCTTGCTTAAAGAACTGCATAGGGTGTAAGGCTAAGAAATAACTTGTAATACCGTTTACAGTTTGAGACACCCATTTTGTTTTATTAGGGCCTCTTGTTTTACCTGAAGGGTCAATCGCTACATTTATATTATAGATAACCATATCTTTCATACCACTTGTAGTAAGCAATGCATTTACGGAAGGCATAGCGATGATTCCTTCAATAATTTTTACGTCAGTAGCATATCCCGTCCATCTTGCTACATCATCTATATAGTTGTCTAACACGTTGAAAAAATTCATATCGGTTAGTATCATTCTAAGATTGTTTGGACTAGCGGTTTCAGATAAACTGCCAGGCAACATAGAACGAATTGCATTTAAATTAGCTGTGGAGTCAACGTCAAACGCATAGCTTTTACTATCTCCTACAATAGGTTGTGTAGCTCTTGGGAAATACAACTCTCTAAAAGGCAAATTAACTCCATATATTTCTCTGTGTTTTGCATTTACTACTGGGTACACTTCATCAGTTAAAAAATCTATTACTTTATCAACATAAGTAGTAAGGTCTTTGCCTATAAAGTTTTCTAGTTTATCTATTTTTTCTTGTGTGAACCCATCGTTCTCTAAGATAATTTTACTTTCAGGGTTTTTCCATAATGCATAAATACGCATAGCTTCGCTTGTAGTTATAGCTGTGCTTTGAGTTACTAAATTTCTTTGTGTATTTACTCCCTCAATCTGTATGGTTCTACCATCATCTGCTAAAGCAGAAATATATTGATAGGCGTTTACTTCAGCCATATTTAAACCAAGCTTCTCTGCAATAAGGTTTCTGTATTTCTTTTTCCCTAGAACTTCATCAGCTATCTCGGTTAACCTATCATAAAAATCAAAGTAGATAGAATTATAGTTTTCCTCAGCTCCTGTTAATCTGTAGTAAATATTATTAAGTAAAAAGTTTCCGTTTCGGTTATCTAATGCTGAATAGAAAACGTGTCCCATTGCTAAAGAGTCTAGTGCATTTAAACGCATTTGCTGCAACACTAATTTATAATTATCAATATTTAAAAAATTGTTTCTTAGTTTTTCCATAGAACCAAGGAAGCCGCTTCTCTTATATTCTAATAAAGCGTTTCGCCCTTCACTGTTTAGTGTGTCTAAATTCTTTGGCGTACCATCTTCTAAAAATAAATCTTTGTTTGTTTTTTTAATTTGCTCGTCTGCTTCTTCTTCTAATTTTTCCAGCTCTTTTCTTCTTTCCTCCTGCTCAGCTTGGTATAAGCTTCTACCTAATTGTCGTTTGTTTTTTAAATCATCAAACAATTGTTCTACTTCAGCTAAATTCATTGCTGGTAGATTTCCTAAAACTGCAAAAGCATCAGCTCTAGCAATCAGCTCTCTATCTTCTCTTGTTTTGTTTTCTTTGTTTCTAAGTTTTGATATGGTGTTTTCTAAGCCCGCTAAATCATTCATTTCTTTTGCGAACAACTCACGCCCTTGTGGTGTATCTAAATTGTTTAATAAAGCTCTTGCTGCTACAAAAAATTCTTTTGTAGTAACATCTATTTGTGCACCCCTTCTAGTTTTTCCTGTTACTGTTACATTGGTTTTAGCTTGGGTTTCAATTAGCTTTTTTATTTTAGAAATTAAATTATCTTTAATTCTGTCTTCAACCTTACTTATACGGTTTAATACATTTTCTATTTCAGCTAGTTGATTTTTTTGATTTATTGCAGCTATACGATTATTCATATAGGTTAAATCACTTCTGTTTACTAGGTCAGTCTTAGGAAATATTAGATTAATTAATTTTGCTAAATCTTTTTTTACTGTTGCAATATCTTTAGCTGCTTGTTTTCTAGCACGTAAAGTATTTTTTATTTTGTTTACTTCAGCTTGTACATTTCTGTTTGCTCTTATACCTAACTCTTTGTCGTAATCAACCACTAATTGTTCTTGAACCTCAGGAGATTGAGCAGCATAAATAGGACTGGCTTTCAATGCGTCTAAACCTATCTTACGTATTTCTGCTGGTGATTTTAAACCTTCTAATACAGACTCATCTATTGGAAATAATCTTAATATTTGTGCGTTAGATTTACCTTTAGTTGCTTTAGGAAATCTTTTCTTTACAGAGTCTATATGCTTTTTTCTTACTTCTGTTGTAGTACCAACACCGATAGCTTTGTTTACAATGTTTTGCACTTCAGTAAATAAAGCCATACCTCTAAAGAACCCGCCATCTATATTTCTAAATGCAGTTGGTAGTGATACTATTTCTGTAGGCAACGCTGTTAATGCTTCATCTATATCTTGACGAGTAAACCTTTCTTCTCCACGCACGCCTATATTTTCACCACGATTTACTCTTTCGACTAACACAGCTTTTATTTGGTCATCTGATATGCCTAGCTCTCTAGCTTCTGTTACAACTTCAACCATATTGCTTCCACGTGGGACTTGTTTTTGTTGAGACAATGCTAATTGAGTTTGTCCTGTTTCATCTACAATAACATCTTCTACTACAACTTCACCTCCTAATAAATCTCCTAACGCCATATTAACAAAGTCAGTTAAAGACATTCCTTTTATATCATCTGCAAATGTTGGTGATTTAAAAAAGTCTTTAGCTTTTAAATAAGCGTTTTTAATAAAGTTCATTAACGCTTCATACCACTTATATAATTTACTTTTGGTTTGTTTTTCTGCGTCTCTAGTTTTCTTTGCTCCTTCTTGTGCAATATAAATAACTAATGCTTCCTCTCTAGCTTGGTCTCCTTCACCATATATTTTTACCTGCTCATTGTATATATCTTCTCCTTCTTTTGTGGAAGTAATTAATTGTAAACCTCTTTTATATAATGCAGTTCCTTTGGCTCCAGATTCTTTTGATTTTAAATAATCTAGATATATATGTCCAAACTCGTGTATAGGCAGCTCTAATGTTTTATCATCAGGGTTTAAATATACCTTACCATCACGTGTAGCTCCATAAGCTACATAACCATCCTTAGTTGTTCTTTTAACTACTCCTGGGTCGTTTAAGGACTTTTCAAACTCTTGTTGGTCATCAAACACCTCAACACCAGGGAACGCTTTATTAAGTAGCTGTACAAGCTCCTGACGTGTTTGTGGGTCTGCTTCTGGTTCTTCTCTTTGAACCCTAGTTAATTCTTTACCTTTGAATGGGTCTTGTTTTATTCTGGAACCTACAGGTGCTAAATAGTATCCAGCTTGTTCACCTGTTTCTCTTTGTGTTTGGATTAAATCATAGCCATATTTTTCAAGGACACTTTCAAGCTTCTGAACATTATCAATAGTGGACGGGAAGAAGCCAGTCTCTTTGTCGTACTGATATTCTATTAGTGTGTTTTCTAAAGGAGCAACAGTCTGGCTTAGTTGAACTCCGCCTTCACCTCTTCTTCTTCTTTTAATATTCTCCCAGTCTTCTCTAGCCCAAGCTGGTATTTCTGACCTACTTGTTACATTTTTATTTAAAGCACCTTCATCTACTAATACAAACTCTCCGTTTTCTCTTTGACCCCAATTTCTTCTAGACTTGAAATCATTCCATAATACATCGTAATTAAAGAAATCAGTCAACCCCATTTCTTCCATTACCTCTTGTATTTCCCTACCTCTATTTTCAAAATCTGTTTGTGTAAACTTTTGCAGTGGCTTTAAATATTCTCTTACAGCTCTATCATTTCGAGGTACATTTTCTACTACTATGTAATCTTCACCTCTTTCATATATCTCAGGAATAAAAGGCCCTAGTATATTTGCATCCCCGTAACCCATCGAACTATTTTGTTGTAACCCTCTAGGGTTCTTTGCAATTTTAATTACTCTATTGTTTCCTATATCATATACATCACGTGTAGTTCCGCCAGGTATTCTTTTTTCTTTTATGTCTTCTAAAGCAACTTTATCAAATGCTATTTCTTGTGTATTAGATGTTTGGTCGTTTGTAAATAAATCTGCTATTGAACTTTGACTTAATTGTAAATCTCCAGGACTTTCTTCTGTTCTTCCTAAAACTTCATTGACAATTTTATTTGCTTCTTCACTTTCTTCATTATCGACTATACTTTTTGCAGTAGCAAGGTTGCTTAGTTCTTGATTTAATACTCTAATGCTTTTTCCAAATAGCTGTTTCGTTAGTTCATTCTGTGATAACTGGTCTTTAGCTTTTAACACATCCATCATTTTAGTTTGTACAGGTAACAACTCTGTGCTTGCTACACCTTTTTCACCTAGTCCTAATAACAACTGTGCGTCTCTTTTATATCCTATATTCTTTTGAATTTTTTCTTCTGTATTACCGTCTATATAACCAAGCTTACGCATATTGTTTGCCCAGTTAGTAGTCTGCTCATTATTGAATGTAGACCCTGAAAAGTAATCAGTGTTAGCCATTTGGTCGGCTTTTAAAATGTGCTGGTTTTTTAAAGCAGTTAATGTTAGATTCATCACAGCGTTACTGGTGTTACTTCCAAACGCACCTATAGCTTCTAAAGCTATTTCATCTGCTTTAAATGGCTTACTATTCAGTAATGCATTAGCAGATTGTGCTAGGTATTCACCATAAGCTTCACCTCCTGGGTCAACAATAGCTCTTTCAGCTACTAACAAACCAGCTCCTCTCCACGCTTCTGCTCTGGTATTACCCATACCTCTAGAACCTAAGAATATTTTACCTGCTGTACGTGCAGTTAAATAGTCTATAACCGCAATAGGTATACCTCTAGCTAATCCTACGTCTCTTCCTTCATTCCAAACATTTGGGTCATTAAGGGCCATCAACATTTCTTCTGCGTCAAATATATCATAGCCATTGAGAGTGGCTGCTTCAAACACAGCGTTTGAGTATTCCATTGCTAATATAGTAGCAGAACCTCCAAGCATTGTTCCTTTTACAGTTCCTGATAAAGTTCCGTAAACTAAGTCAGCATTTTCTCTAATAAATTTAGTTCTACCACCACCGCCAATAACTCTTTGTCCTGTAGTTTGACCACGTGTTCTTCTTCCTTTACGTCTGTATAGAGATTCTTCAAAACCTAGTGCACCCCCTACAATACCAAACCCTGGAATAATTTTTAAACCGTATGGTAACATTTCTGAAAAAGAACCAGCTGCTAATGAAACAGACATATCCAGAGGATTATCCATAAACACATCCATCGTTTCTGTCCAGCCTTTTGCTTTATTCCATTCAAGCATTTCTTTGCTCATACCTTGGCTTTTAGTAACAGAGTTTTCTAAATACTTCGCAATCTCCTTTGCTACTTCTTCCCTACTCATACCGTTTATTTCTTGTATTTTTGTAGGGTCGTCACCAAATAAAGACATAGCCAGTATTAATTCTGCGGCCTTACCTCTTTCACCACGGGTTACCCATTCATTTTTTACTTGAGGCCAAAAACCTTCAAGCACTATACCCTGTGCTTCTTTAATTGATTTAGAATCTAAATATGTTTGACTTACTACATACTGGTCTGCTGCATAAATTTTTTGAGTATCCAACTCTCCTTTAGCTAATGCTATATAATCTATTATTTCTAATTGTTGTTCGTTTAAATTTTCAAGATTATTTAATCTATAGTTTTCTAACTCTTTTGACGTTACACCAAACATTTCTATGCTGTACTGGTCAAGAGCTTTTAACCCCATA